GCACAAACTTATTAAACAAATAAAACAAAAATATGAAAATAGAAAATTATGATGCCAGGTATTTTAAACTAAATGGTCTTCCTTACAGAAAGAAAGATTACATTGCTAGTTTTCAAAGTCCAACATTAAATGGTATTGACGATGAAGGTGTTAAATTAAATACCTTAGTAAATATTACAAACAAGTTTACAGGAATTAGTATTGTAGGAGATAGCGTTAGAGTTAGAAACTTTCAAAACTCAAGCAATGTTAGTTACTCTTCATTAGATACATTTATAACTGATTTACTAACTATACTAGATGACAATACTTTAGCTTCTGTTGGACCTACTGGACCTACTGGACCACAAGGACCTGCTGGACCTGCTGGACTTTATTGGAAAGGTGCTTGGGTATCAGGAACTTCTTATGTAGTAAATGATGCTGTTGGTTATGGTGGTGCTTCATACTTTTGTATTTTAGCTACTTCAGGAACTTCTAATCCTACAGTTGCCACTACAAATTGGGCTTTATTAGCTTCTCAAGGTGCTACAGGACCACAAGGACCTACAGGTGCTACTGGTGCTACGGGTGCTACTGGAGCTACTGGTGCATCTGGTACAAATGGTGCTACTGGTGCTCAAGGACCTGCTGGACCTGCTGCAACTGCAACTGTATTAACATCAGGATCAAAAACTGCAACAATATCATTTCCTGTTTTAACTTACGATATAAACACAGTTACAACTTCTGGAGTTAATAGAGGAGTTAGTTTGCCGTCTTCTGCTATAATAGGTAAAGAAATTATTGTTTATGCAAATAATAATGCGTATAGTTTTAAAGTATATTCTGATTTAAACGGACCTATTCCTGCAATATCTCTTGTTGGAGTTATGTCTTATGTATCGTATGTAACTGTTAGTCCTAATGAAAACTACAAATTTACATCTTTAGGAAGTGGTTATTGGAAAGCTGAGGCTGTTGGACCTTCTTTGCAACAGGCATTTAATGTTGGAAGAACTATTGTTACTGATAATTTTACTGCTTCAGTTTTTGATTCAGCTACTGGACTATCTGTTAAAAATACTTCAACATCAGACGAAACAACTGTAGAGACAACTAAAATAACATTAACTAAAAATTCTTTTGGTTTAAAAACTACTAATGTATTACAAGCAGTTACTCCAACTGATAATAGAACTATATATTTTCCAGATGCTAATGGAACTTTAGCTATAGCACCAACTGTTGCTGGAAACTATGCTAATGATACTGCTGCCGCTGCTGCTGGTATAGCTGTTGGACAGATGTATCATACTTCTGGAGCAGTAAAAATTAGATTAACATAAAATAAGTAAATTTTTTTAAATTAAATGCCTTCTAAATTAGAGGGCATTTTTTTTATACCTTTGCTTTTTAAATTAAATAAAATTAAATGTATAACCACAAAGAATTAAAAGAGCAGATTATTCAAGCTGCTTATAAATCAGTTACAGAGCTTATAAAAGTTCTTGCTGATGAAATTATATCTGAAAATAATGATGAAGACATTACTGCTGATAAAATGCGTAATGCTGTACTTGCAAAGAAACAAGCTCTTGATGATGCATTCTATATTTTAGATAAAATACAAAGAGAGCAAGATATTCTTGAAGATAACCCTAATACAATTAAAGATGAGCCAAAATTTGAAAGCTTTGCTGAAAAACGAAGCAACAAAGGAAAGTAGTCTTTACCAAGTAATAGACTTAATCCCAAAGAAAGAGATAGATAAAAGAAATAAAAAGAAGGGTTGGGAATATGGTTATAATCAAGAGTTTGATGTAATTGTAATCTCTAAAGATGGAACAATAGGAGAGGTATATAATATACAAGGTCTTAAAGTTGCACTACCATCTGTCGCAAATTTAGTAAAGATTAGAGACAAAAAACCTGAGGAACAATATTGGGAGGCATCTGAATATCCTAAAGAACTATCAAAAATCAAGACTATTTTTCAATGGAATAGTATGCCTAAAGAATTTAAAGGTAAATGGGTAGATTATATAGAAGACGAGTTTAATAAAAGAGATGAAGGAATGTTCTTTATGAATAATGGGAAACCTTCCTATATTACAGGGTCTCACTATATGTACCTTCAATGGACTAAGATAGATATTGGTCTTCCTGAGTTTAGAGAGAGTAATAGAATCTATTGGATATTTTGGGAGGCTTGTAAAGCAGATGATAGAAGTTTTGGTATTTGCTACTTAAAGAATAGAAGGAGTGGTTTCTCTTTTATGGGAAGTTCTGAACTTGTTAATGTAGCAACAATATCTAAAGATAGTAGGCTAGGTATATTATCAAAGACAGGAAGCGATGCTAAGAAAATGTTTACAGATAAGGTAGTTCCTATCTCAAGTAATTACCCATTCTTTTTCAAACCTATTATGGATGGTATGGATAAACCTAAGACAGAAATATCCTACCGTGTTCCTGCATCTAAAATAACAAAGAATAATATGTCTGATGCTCAAGATGAAATGGAAGGGTTAGATACCTCTATTGACTGGGCTAACACAGGAGATAATAGTTATGATGGGGAAAAGTTAAAATTACTTGTACATGACGAGAGCGGTAAATGGCTAAGACCCAATAACATACAGAATAACTGGAAGGTAACGCAAACTTGTTTAAGGGTTGGTAGAAAACTTATAGGAAAATGTATGATGGGAAGTACTTGTAACTCTCAAGCAAATGGTGGGGATAACTTTAAAAAACTATACTACAATAGCGATGTAAACAAAAGAGATAAGAATGGAAGAACTATGAGTGGTCTTTACTCTTTATTCATACCAATGGAATGGAACTTTGAAGGGTACATTGATATTTATGGTTTTCCTGTATTTAGAAAGTCTGAGAAACCTATTAAAGACATTCAAGGAGGCTATATATTTGATGGGGTATTAGATTACTTTGAGAATAGCGTAGAAGCTCTAAAGAAGGACTCTGATGCGTTAAATGAGTTCTATAGACAAAATCCTAGGACAGAAGGACACGCATTCCGTGATGAGGCTAAAAATAGTTTATTTGACCTATCTAAAATATACGAGCAAATAGATTACAACGATGGTTTAGAACACGCAAGAGTAATTACCTCAGGGAAGTTCTCATGGAGAAATGGTATTAAAGATACTCAAGTTATATGGACACCTTGTAGTGATGGGGATTTTAAAGTAACTTGGATTCCAAAACCAGAGATGCGTAATAACATAGAGTTAAAGAATGGAAGGAACTTTCCAGGAAACGCACATATAGGGAGTTTTGGTTGCGATACATACGATATATCAGGTGTAGTTGGAGGAGGAGGTTCTAAAGGGTCTTTTCACGGACTAACTAAATTTAATATGGATGATGCTCCAAGTAATCATTTCTTTTTAGAGTATATAGCAAGACCAAGAACATCTGAAGAGTTTTACGAGAATTGTTTAATGGCTTGTGTTTTTTATGGTATGCCAATCTTAATTGAGAATAATAAAGTTGGGCAGTTAAAGTATTTTACAAATAGAGGTTATCGTGGTTTCTCATTAAATAGACCTGACAAACATAAGAATGATTTATCTTCTTCAGAGAAAGAATTAGGAGGTATTCCTTCATCTACACAAACTATTGAACTACAAGCAAATGCTATTGAAGCATACGTTAATCAATATGTAGGAGTAGATTATAGCGGAGAGTTTAGAGAGGAAGGAAGTGTTGGAGCAATGTATTTTAATAGAACCCTTTTAGATTGGGCAAACTTTGATATTACAAACCGTACTAAATTTGATGCAACTATTAGTAGTGGTCTTGCTATTATGGCTAACCAAACTTATGTAACTAAACCCATAAGAAATAGTACCGAAATATTGTTTAATTTTGCAAGATATTCTAATAAAGGAATGCACAGCGAATTACTAAAATAAAAAACATATATGAATCAAGATTTAACGATGCCTAACATATATTTTCCTGACCAACTGGCAACAGATGAGATTAAGAAAAGTGATGATTACGGAAGAAGTGTTGGATTTTCTATACAAAGTGAGTGGTTCAGAAAGACATCTCTCAATGGGTCAAGGTTTTACACCACAAGAGACCACTTCCATAAATTACGATTATATGCTAGAGGAGAGCAATCGGTTCAAAAATATAAGAAAGAGATGTCTGTTAATGGAGATATTTCATATCTTAATTTAGATTGGACACCACTTCCTATTATACCAAAGTTTGTTGATATAGTTGTTAATGGAATGTCCACTAGACAATACGAAGTTAAAGCAGAGGCAGTAGATAATATTTCCTCAGATAAAAAGAATAGATATAAGACCGAAGTTGAGAAGGCTATGGTCGCTGCTCCATTATTAAAAGATGCTAAGAATTTATTGGGTATAGATATGTATCCAATTCCTGAAGAAGAGATGCCACAGAACAAGCAAGAGCTTGATTTGCATATGGAGTTTTATAAGGATGAGATTGAAATTGCAGAGGAGAAAGCTATTGAAAATGTTTTAAACATAAACAACTACGATTTAATAAAGAGAAGAACAGATGAAGACCAGGTTATACTAGGTGTTTCAGCAGTAAGACATTCTTTTGATACTCATAATGGTGTAAGAATAGAATATTGCGATCCTGCTAATATGGTTTTTAGTCCAACTGAAGACCCTACTTTTCAAGATTGTTATTATTTTGGTGAGGTTAAGAATGTACCTATTACAGAACTTAAAAAATTAAATCCAAAGTTAACACAAGAAGAAATTAAAGAGATTTCTAAATTAGCTTCTAAATGGGATGCCTACCAAAACATTCAAGGAGGTACAATCTTAGGAGGAAACATTAGAAACAACTCAGCAACATTATTATTCTTCTCGTACAAAAGTGATTTAAACGTAGTATATAAAAAGAAGAGAAATGCAAATGGTGGAGATAAAGTAATTCAAAGAGATGATAACTTTCAAGGACCTAAAACTGATGATGCTCAATTCGAGAAAATATCTAAAAGAATAGATGTTTGGTTTGAAGGTGTCTTAGTTATGGGAACTAATTACTTATTGAAATGGGAAGTAATGAAGAATATGGTTAGACCTAAATCTTCTATCTCTAAAGTTTACCCTCCATATATAATGTCAGCTCCAAGAATGTATAGAGGAGCAATCGATTCATTAGTTAAAAGAATGATTCCTTTTGCAGACCAAATACAACTTACGCATTTAAAATTACAACAAGTTATCTCAGGAATGAAACCTGATGGTGTGTTCTTAGATATAGATGGATTAAATGGTGTTAACTTAGGGAATGGTCAAACATATACTCCTGAACAAGCATTAAACCTTTATTTCCAAACTGGATCTGTTGTAGGAAGAAGTTATACAGAAGATGGTGAGTTTAACAATGCTCGTATGCCAATTCAAGAGCTTACAGCTTCAGGGGCTAATGCTAAGATACAAAGTTTGGTTGGTATGTATAATCATTACCTAGATATGATACGTCAAAGTACAGGTCTTAATGAGGCTCGTGATGGAAGTATGCCAGATGAAAATAGTTTAGTTGGTCTTCAAAAATTAGCTGCTTTAAATTCTAATACTGCTACAAGACATATTCTTCAAAGTGGTTTATTTATGACTAGAAGGATTGCTGAATGTATTTGTTATAGAATGGCTGACCTTCTTGAGTATTCTGATATGCGTGATGATTTTGCATTAATGATTGGTGGTGGTAGTGTAGATGTAATAAATAAGATTAAAGACCTACATTTATATAACTTTGGTATCTATATTAGTTTAATGCCTGATGAAGAAGAAACTCAATTATTAAATCAAAATATTCAAGCAGCATTAGCAGCAGGTAAAATTGATATAGATGATGCAATAGATATTCGTAATGTAAAGAATATTAAAATAGCCTCTCAATTATTAAAAGTTAAGAAAAAACGTAAAGAAGAAAGAGACCAGGAATTACAAGCTAAGACAATGCAAAGTCAAGCACAAAGTCAAGCACAATTAGCTCAAGCAACCTCTCAGAGTAAATTACAACTTATACAAGCTGCTTCTCAAGGCGATGCACAATTAGAACAAATGAAGCATCAAATGGAAATGGAGAAAATGGATATGGAG